GCCTCGTCCTCAGTCTTGTACTCTGCCAGCTCTGGGATCAACTCCATCGCCTCGGCCAGCTGTATACGTCTGACAACGCCGGTCTTGGAGGTGTTCATAAAGCTGCCTTGTTGGGACATAGACCATTTGGGGTCAGCCTTGCACTTCATATCGTAGATGCGCTTCTCGAGGTTGGAACGTTCCGCCCAGTGCAGGTCCTTGCGCTGGATGTTCTCGACCAGTTCAATCTCAGCGGCATTGATGATACCATCTATGTGACGCTGTATTGCAGGGATGACCTGCAACTTCAGGTGCTGATGGGCAAGGAAGCGACGTTCTCCTGCTATTAGGTTCATGTGCTGGTCGATAGTGACAGGTTGGAGAAGGCCATGTTCCTTTATGCTGTCAGCCAGCCCGACTATATCCCCCTTGTCAATTCGTGCTCGGTTCTTCACCTTGATCTGTGTTAGAGGTATTTCCCGTACTTCCAACATTTTCCCCAGTCCCCAGTAGTGCCTCTATTTCCTCAGGTGTCATGCCATCTAGAAGCTTCATCATAGCCGACTTGTTTTTGTCAGTCGTCCTGGCTGCGGCACGCTTCTTAGCCGGACGTTCCTTCGTGAGCTTACGGTCAGCCCTGATGCGTCTGACGTGCTCACGGAGGGTCTCAATGTCCATGTCAAGGATGGACGGTCGCAGCTGGTCAAGGCGGTTCATGTTACTCGTGGATGCTCCTTACTCGCCGCCCGTCCCTAAGAGGCGGCTTCCAAGACCGTGCCCAGAACGTCCTGTTAGTGATACCCCAGCACACAATGCGCAAGTCCTCACCATATGTCCGTCGCTGGTCGATGGCCCTCCTACTCTCTGGGAGGTTGTATCCCCTGAACTTCAACACGAACCAACTTGAACTTGCCATCCAGGATCGCTCCAGCTACTACCATGCCATCCTCTTCTATGGCATCTAGCACCAGCTGGAGAACGACCTCGAGGACGTCACGGCGCATACCCCAGGGGATGAGGGTCTCAAGTCGTTCATGCGTCTCCCGGCTTATGCGCATGGAAGCCCTGACGGGATCGTTCTCCTTGCTCATGATCGTTCTATCACTCCTTAAGGCGGGGCATTCTAAGGCGATTACGGATGATCCCGTCGTCGCCCTCCTCCTGTGTCAGATGCCCCTTTGCTTGCTGACCTAGGAGGTCCTCACTCTCAAAGCCATTGGCGTCGAACGGCACATCGAAGAGGGTGAGGAAGCGCTTGATGTCGAGGAGGCGCATCTGGCGTTGCTCAGCTGGTGTGTTTTCGTCTGGGTAGGTGATGTAGTGCTGCACCGGCAGAGCATTGGGGATGGGAGCATCCTCGATCCTGATGGTGACAACCGTCATAGGGTTGCCCTTCTTACTCTCCGTGTCGTTCGCCTTGATGATGCGCAGATCATACACTCCCTCAGGAACGTACTCACCCTCCTTGACGTCGTCAAGGGCTATTTTGATGAAGCTCACTTCTTACTCCCAATGTTTACTATGTTGCCAGGCTTGGGTTGTTTGGACAGCAGATTGCCTATGCCATAGCGGGCGGACTCTGGACCGAAGGAGGAGATGGTTACGTCCTCTTCGATGCCGAGGCCCCTGATGCTACAGCGCAGGTCCTGCAGGCCACGAGGTTCAGGGACAGTTCTTATTTCATACTTGCGGGTTCCTTTCTCTGTTGAGGATGCCTGGGCTAGCCAGACGTCGGTGAACTGCAGGGGCAGCATGGCCCTGGCTTTGCCGGGGAGCATTAGCTGCACCTCTACCTTCTTAGTCTTCTCGTCTTGGAAGGACTGGAAGTGAGCGGTGGCGTAGATGTTGATGGGCAAGGCAGATATGGTGCCGAACACATCAGCCATCTTAGCACCGACGATGCGATAGTCGGCGAGGTCCTCCACATCTCCATAGCGATTGTTCACCCACAGCTGGCGGTCCATGACTGCCTTGGTGATGAAAGTGAAGCTGTCAAAGATGAGCCAGTCATAGCGGGCGAAGAAGCCACTCTCTGCACGCTGGTTCACATCCTCCACCCAGTTCATGTAGACAGTGGGTTCGCGTTTCTTGCCAGGAGGGCGATCCCCCTCGTAGGTTTTGCCTGTGACAGGGTTCTTGTTGAACCCCTTGAGGGTGGCATCCATGTTCAGGACGTCGGGAGCGAACACCTCGTAGTCGATGTCACATCCCTTCAGGGTGGAGAGGGCGTTGGGATCGAAGATGTAGCCGAACTTCTTTCCAGGGAGGGTCCAGATCTGGGCAGTTTTGCCCGACCCTGTGCGTCCTGCCATGAGGATGCGCTTGGTAGGGGCAACGTCTGCGTCTTGGGCGTTAGGCATTTGTTTTCCTCGCTACTTCACCAGCACTGTCGATCATGGCTGCGATCTTATCCACAGCCATATGCTTCACGGCGATCCTTTCCAGGCGTTTCACGAAGTCGGCGTCAGGGCTCTCCTTATACACGCAGGTCAGGCGATCCTTGAGCCACAAGAGGAACTCGCCGTCACCCAGGAGAGGGTTGGTCATGGTTTCACCTCGTATGCTCTGGCTCTCACGAAGCAGTCCTTGGCCTCGAGGAGCTTTCGGAGGCCCGCTGCACGCTCTGGGTCAGATGGTACTCCATCGACCAGAGAATAGGCCAGTACAGCGAAGCGGACGCTCACTACCCTGAGATGCTCGGGGAGGTGGGCATACTCGAAGTACTTCAGAATAGGATATACCTCCCCAATAGAAGGTGCAACGTTGGCCTTGGACGTGTCATTTTCCATCTTGGTTCTCCACCTCTAGCCCCCACTCCACATAGGTTCTCACCTGTTCTGCAAAAGACACCTTATTGGTGTGGGCTCGCCTAGCTATCTCTTCGAACATCTCGTCTGGTAGTTGTATTGCTATTCTCTTTGTGCCCCTCCCTTGTCTTGCGCCACGCGAATATCCCCTGGCCGTATGTGACCAGGTTCTCATGCTTTAGTGTCCTGCATCAGCTGCTCCACCCCCTTTATGTGTTCGAGAGGGTTCCATTTCTGCTGGACGAAGCCCAGGGGTACGTCGAAGCCCAGCGGGTTTGGCCACGCCTTACACAGATCGAGGTACGTACAGGAGGCGTTGAAGTCGAAGCAGGAGTTGGTGTTCTTGGGGAAGGCCTGCATATACTTGTGGTTGGATGCGTCTCCACTGACGATCTTGAGGCGCTGCCATTCCACCTGCTCTATCCACCACTTTACCTCCCAGAGCCAGCTGTCGAGGTGGGTCATCTGGCGCTCAACGGGAATGAAGGTGAAGCCCTCCTCCTGCTTGTGAACCAGCGCCGCGTCCACCCAGACACCGCCGACCTGCTCAGGGAAGGACATGTGGAGGGCATAGAGGTAGCCATCAACCTGACTGTTTGGGGAGAAGGAGTCGAGGAAGGCGCTGCGGAAGGGGCCGAACTTCTTATATGCCGTAGTTGTTTTATGCTCGATCCCGAGGATCTTGGTACGACGAGAGTGATGCTTGACGATCTTGTCGATCTTGCCAATATAGAAGAGGTTGGGGTCGTGAGCGTCAAGGGGGACAGCAAAGGGGGTTTCGACCGCTATCAACTCGAAGTCGTCGGCAGTCTTGGAGCGTTTGTCTATGTATGCGGCGATCATCTCGAGGGCACGGCCAGGTGTCCGAGGGGATAACTCCCTTTCTGTCTCATAGTCAATGTCCGCTGGCATCCCTTCTGAGGTCCAGTACCACATGAAGGCGTCGAAGGCCGCCCGTGTGAGGGGGCCATGTTCCATCTTGGTGAGATTAGGCCATATGACGTCCATAGCTGCGTGCCATGCGCCACCAAAGACGAGAGGTACTCGAGGTGCCCCTGATGTCTCAAGGTGCATCTCATGACGGAAGAAGTAGTAGCGAGGGCACCGCTTGTAGGCGGTTAGCATGGTGTTGTCGAAGAACCTAATGTCATCAATCTTGCGCGAGACGGCCTGGAGTTTGGCCACTTCAGTCATCAGCGTCGCCTCCTGTGAGGGGGACTGGGAGCCCCAATGTGCCATTGTCGGCACTTCTTACACCTGTAAACGTCTACCTTCTTATGTCGTTGGTTGCGTGCAGTCGCTCGGGCCTTGTCGTAGGAGGGGAATGCAAACTTCCCCTGACAGGCTATGTCATCGGGGGTGAATAGTTCGTAGAACGGGAGCTCTCTCTTCACATGCACAGATCCAGTTGTGGCGGAGAGGTGGAACGGCCCACAAAGCACCTCTCCGCCTATCCTCCAGGCTAATGAGGGGAAGCCTAGAGGATGTTGTGAAAGTGGAGGTGGATCTAGTCCGGGGGGCCGGGGAAACCCACCTCCACTCGCCCTCGCAGCGCGGGGGTCTGCTTAGGCGACTGATAGGCCTACAAACGCGAGGAGGTGGGTTTCC